TAAGCATTTTTCCTTAACTTCTTCGTATGTCACTCTGTAGGTTACAGCATTCACAACAAAGCCTACAACCAATGTGTAAACTATACCTGCGAGTATGTAATACCTAGTCTTCATCTAACTTTCTCTCGCCTTTTGAATAGCCGTCTTCTGGATCTATTTCTGCATCTGCATTCATAAATCTCATACGTTGTATCAAATCCCAATTAACATCCTTCCAATTTTCTTGTATACTTGTATATTCGTCTTGTTTTTTATTTTGCATATTCTCTATCCCTCCCATAAAAACTTCTTACATCTTTATCACTATCCATATACCTACGATCTCGTCCTTTTCTATTAGAAAAGTTACAGTAAAGAGTTATTCTTACAAGGTCATCAGTAGGAACAACAGTCTTGTGCCAGTCAGTACCATCAAATAATATTAATCTGTTGTACTTGTCTTCTATATAATTATCCTTTATATAAAACCCACTATCACCGTTGCTGTAAGGATTAAGAAACATTAATGCAACAATATAAAATTTATCGGGCACTAACTTTGACTCTAATATATCTGAATGTCCATCAAATTTATCTCCATTCTTTATTATATTGATATAAAATCTTTCCAAATGTTTGAAAGATGCTTGGGAATTGAATTCTTCTAAATGTTTTCCTATGTATGTGTCCGCTTCAAAAGTTCCTATTAGTTCCTGTAAAGATGGATTTATCGTAAACAATAAGGCTCTATCTTTCTTAGGAGCGGCCTCTGTTGCTCCTATTCTTATTTGTCCATTTTTGAAAAAATTATCAATTTTGTCTAATACATTTTCCGGAAATACATTATCTATAACTTTAAAATCAGTCATCTATATATCTCCATGTTTCTCTGAACAAGCAATGACGATCGTTTCCTTCATCTGTTTTATAAACAAATTGCATTCCTAGTAATTCTGTTACTACACCCGTAAACTTACCATTTAAATTACAGGTATGTTCTATTCGGTCTCCTATATTAGGAGCCTTCTTGCTCTTCTTTTTTATACTCATACATTTCTTCCCAATAATCATATGCAACCGGGTCTAATCTTTTTGTGCAATCCTCTATAATTTTCTTTTTACGATCCTCACTTGCATCAAACCATTCTTGTATCTCATCATGTGTTCTACCACAACTAGGACAATTTGTGCCATTTGTAAAGCACCTGTCAATACAAGGTGATAAAACATTATTTGACATAATCTATCAGTTCCTTACTTACTCTATTAATTGCCCATTTATTCATCACATGTAAATCTATATCTTTCCATTTTGTTAATATAAAATTTCCAGGTTCGTCAGGTCTCTCTAAATACATAATTATACTATTTAATCCGTCTGCACTATGTATATCATCTGTATCAAAACTTTTATATAATGTAGTTGGTAGTTGAGGTATTGCTTTATCTACAAATCCCTCTATCATATGTGCGGCTATACTGAAACTGTAGTCGTTTCTATATAGTGTGCCTGGCCATCTATAAATATCTCTGTAATATGGTGCATTTTGTTTTACATGTTTAACTAATTCAAAAAAGTTTTTAACATATTCTGTTTTGCGGAAATATACTACTGTTGCCCAGTACATTGTTATACCGGTATCATGTAGCCTTTTTAATGTATGATCTTTTCTTTCAAACATGATGTCTTGGTATTTCCAGTTCATCATAAGTTCGTTATTATGATCCCAACATTGATTTAATGTATTGCTAAGTACCAAATAATCTACGTCTATTAATAATGTTTCTTCGTATGGACTTATATCGTATGCGTCACATCTATTTGCGTTGTAAAAGGATAAGGTTTCTGTTTTATGGCTTGTATCTTTATATACTCGTTGATTAGATTCTTTAAATTTTTTATCTTTTTCTACAACAATAATATTGTTTATTGCCTTTTTTATTAAACGTTTACCTAAAGTTTTTTCACCATGTTCAAGACTATGTGGATCAGTTACAACTGTGATGTTTTTTATGCCTAAGTTTTTCTGAACCAATAAAGAATTTACTACTGCTAGTTTAAAGTAATCAATTTCAGTATTATTGTGTGCGAACATAAGTACGCCACGTTTATTATTCTTCTTCATTTAGGTCTAATATTTTATGTACTTTTCTAGACTGTCTTAATTTCTCATATTCAGCATAGTAGTCATTAGTTACTTCAAAATATCTACTATATATTTCGTCGTAAAATTTTGTTACATCTACTTTAATTGGATTTTTATAAATGTCTAAGAGTACAACTTCTTTCTGACCTTCATCTAAAAGTTGTTTGCAGAATGTTATTAGTGGAACATCTATAGTAAACGAACCACCATTGATACTATAACTTAAAAGACTTTGCGTCTTAGCCTTTAATTGATTTTTTTGATTGTTTAATGTGGCTCTATAATTTGTAAATTCAAGTGCCTTTGTCAGTCTTGTACTCATACTACTATTTAAGGCAGTACAAAGTGTCTTGCTAGTAAATCTGGTTGTACGTTTGGTAATTGTTCTTTTATATAAGGATTGTTTATATCTAATCCGTTATCTTCTAGTTCTTCTATACTAGAACGTTGCCAACCTGGATTATCTGGAAATACACAACAAGGCATAGTGTTATAATAAGTATTTTCATATTCACACCACGGTCTTTTATAAATATTTACACCGTCTGGAGTTTCAAAGATACCTACATTTTCTATTCTTCCTATTTCTACCATAAGACAAGAGTCTGCATTTTGTAACCATTTTGTTTTACGTTGCATTCTATCGTAGGCCCAGCCATCTTCTGAAATGCCAAATGTAGGTGGTACAGGATTGTCTATAAACGGTCTCCATTTATCCATATATTCTTCTTGCTGTTTAAGAGTTGGTATTGATAAATCTCCTACGATATTACTATAGTTATTATCTATCCATACTTTTTCGTTTGGCCATTTTTCATATCCTATAGTAGACTCTTCCCCCTTGAATGTTTTAATTATTCCGTCATTTGCTCCACTAAGAGCAACATAAGATAGGTCCTCATTTACATATAAACTAAGAGTTTTGTTAGGTATATCGAATTTCCAATTAAGTTCCATGCTATTATTTATCCTAAAGTTTTATGTTATCCAAATAGTTTTTAAATTTTACTGCTACGTTATCCTCAATATCTTTACAGTAATGAATACAATTATGTCTATTAGCATTTATTCTGCCAATAAACTTCTTGTGTAAATCTTTTAAATCTTCTAAACTATATTCTAGTAATTTTTCTAGTTCATCTACTATAAGTTTAATTTTTATCTTTGGATCTGAATAATTATCATAAGAATGATCTATTAAGTCATCAAACATATCAAACCCTCTATGCCTTAAATGTCTTATTGCATGTTTAGGTGCTAATATTAATGGAAATGTTCCTGTAATAAATGCTTTTAAAGTTTTTTCTGTTATAAAAATTTTATCAGCACCGCCTCTATCTAACGGATGATCATTTTGTTCACAACTTGTTTCTGCTACCACTGTTATCAAACTATCTTCGTTAAAGTTAGATAAGGTTTCATTTACGTCGCTGTCGTCTGTTATACGTTTTGTTGTTTCTACTTGTAATGGAAAGTGATGTTGTAATCCTTGTACACAAATTTTACTATAATCAACATTTATACTGTCATAGCCACAAGATACTGTACCAATCTCATGTAAATTTCTTGATATAATTTCTTCTACTAATCTTACTCTATGTTTTCTTGGTGCTTTATTAAGGCATACAAATTTAGTATTTCTATCGTCTATATTTTTCATATGATCTATAAAATATACATGTTCAGGACCTATCACTTTATCTTTACTGCCTATTATGTCTTCATCAACATCATAATCTTGCCTTTTAACAGTTCTTACAATTAAACCCGTTACTGTATTTTCTATATGATGTACGTTTTCCGGAATCCACTCTGTTATGATTGGACTTTCGTTAAATCCATTATCAAAAAATAAAATATTTTTTATGTTGTTGACATGATATGCATTATGTGTTATAATTTTCATATATTCATAATTAAATACTTCTGTAGATGATGAGAATACAACCAAATTACATTCGTTATTACTTTTTAAAATAGAATAAATTGTTGGTAGGTCATTCTCTAAATTATAGGGATCAGGTACGTTTATTTTTAGTATATTAAGTTTATTAAATGCAACTCTTTCGAACCCTAGTGAAGAAGATGGAGTTTTTAGAAAATTTATTAATTCCGCAGTCATGTACATATTTATTTAGGTCAAAAAAAAGCCAGTGAATACACTGGCTTTTAAAATTGTTATTTTTATTATGTTCCTGATAAATCTGTCATATTCATTGTTGGATTTGCTGTTATTCCAAATGTACTTTCATCAGTATGTTTTTTAAGTGCTGTTCTAGAGGAATAAGTATAACCTGAACCACCTATACTGTCTGTATATCCAGCCGCATCATCACCTGTACCTGGAACTCCGTCTGGTCCAATGGCATTATCTGCCGCCGCCGCCGCGGCCGCTGTATATGGATCTGCATATACGGCTTTAATATCTACTACTGTTGGGTTAGTAGTTGAATTTACTTTTGCATAAAGTTTAATATTGTTTGATGCATAAGCACCGGAACCAAATTTAGACCATATTTGCTGATAACTAGTACTTAATTCGTAAAATCCTATTCCTGCATTAGTCCCTGAACTACCACTACATGTATCATGCTCTAGTATAACTGAACCCATAGCACTTAAAAGTGATGCCCAATTACTGGTTTGAGTATTTGGTGGTGATCCTGACCAAGTCGCCTGGTAACCAACACCCATGCCTTTATTAAACCATGATCTACAATCATTTTCATTAGACCATGTATAAGTTGCTACGTTTTCAATTTGTGTTGTCCATGAAAATTGCTGTGTTGCTGTATCACCAATAAGAGCAACTGAACTTGGTGGATTGAATCTTGTATTCCAAACATCTTGAATGTTTAGCATTAAGTTTCTCCATGTTTCAGCAGTAATAGTAGTAGAACTACCTACATCTGAACCAACGCCTGTTCTTACAGTTACACCATAAAATGCACATAAAGCCTGCACATCATCCTGTAACCTTTTAAAACCACCTGTGGCATTGTCGGCATATACAAGTCCACCTGCACTAGCGGCATTAACGCCTGCGCCACCTTCGTGTATTCCGTAGTTATCCGCTTCTGTAAATGTTCCTAGTGTTGTATCTGCTGGTGCACCTAATAGTTTGTCAACGTTAGCACGAGCATTATTGAAATCTGCGTCATCTATAACGTCACCTGACACAACTCCTACCATGTTTGTACCACCTGATATCGTATATGTTGATCCTGATGCCATATTAATCTCCTATAGGCTTTAATTTATATTAGTATTTATCATTTTTTTTAAAATCTTAATCACTACAATGAAATTATAATAATCATAGGGCTGAAGGTAATATTGGAGGTTTTACATTACCATAAGTTGCCTGAAGGTTTATTCCATTTGTTTTACCCAATATAGGCAAAAGTACGTCCTCATCAGGAGGAGCATTGCCTCCCTGCCATCCTGATAAGAATACATCACTTCCTAATGTTGCTCGTAATTCTAAATTTAAATTGTTTACTGTTATATAAGCAAATTGAATACCAGCACTAGCCTGTGCAAGCCAACCAAACAATACAGGTGAGTTTAGGCTTTGCCAAACACCTTCTGAATAACCGTTATCGCTGGGCAGTGGTCCGTAAGGAAGATAACTGGTTTCACCAATATGGCTGGAAGCATCATGAGTATATCTAACTTCCCATGTTGCTGTCTCTAAACCAACATAATTATGATATGCATAGACGGTACTACTCATTGTTTGAGAATGTCCTCCCTGCCAATACGTTACTATTCTACTGTTAGTAGGATCATGATAAAAACCAATCTTAGCAAATGCTTCTGGAAAACTAAATGATTGAGCAACACCTTGAACAGTATTCCAGGTACCATTAACATTTTGAGCATCTGCAAAATGACCCACCAGTCTTGTGTCCGGCCATCCGTGATTGCCAGTGTTCTGGTTATCTAAAAATATATTTGTTGAATTATAAAATTGAGATGCTCTTATTTCTCCTGTTGTAGGAACATTAGCATTTCTACTGATAGGTCTGACTACACGAGAACTACTTTCTCCTCTATAATATTCGCTGAATTTGAATTGACCATCGTTATCAGGATCTCCAAATACATCTTTTATATCTTTAATGCTTATTCTTCCGCTTTCAGGTAATGCCATTTATTTCTCCGTAAATCCTATTTCTTCAAAATAACGAGTTTTTTCTGTTGCTATAATTTTATCCTGCTCTTCTGTATCTATATTTCCTTCGGAATCAAGAACTCTACAATTTACAGTGGATTTAAATCCCATTTTTAATCCGGACACTGATTCTATGAATGTAATTACAGGATACCATTCTGCTGGTTTAGTACCTTCCCATCTATGTGTAAGTATTGCCTTTCTTCTAATTAGTCCTCGCTCTAAAGATTGTGTGGAACAAGTATAATAATCAACATTATTTTCGTTATTATTATCAGCCAATATTATAGTGGTAGTTCCTAATTGGGTATGTTGATATACTGGTTCTTTAAATTCTATTGCCATTATATATCCCCTTGTATTACACTATCAACCAAAATAGAATTATCACCATTTGGACTTGCATAAAAATTACCGTTTTCTGTATATAAAGTAAAGTTTGGCTGATTGCCTTCTAATTGTTCTATTTGTTCAATTGTTTCTAATTCACCGTTTGCTGTCATCATTTTATCACCGATGATTAATTGATCAACATTCATATTATAACTACTTAAAGTTTTCTCTGGATTAAAAGATGCTAATCTACCATTTTGTAAGTATACTGGATGGTCAGCAGTCATTTTTAAATTATTTACTTTAACTTCATTATTTCTTCTAACTAATCTTTTTCTAATAATTTTATCTATAACTTTTTCGCCTGTTTCAAAATTATAGGAGTACACTTCTGACCCTATATGTAATTGACTTATATGATATTCTCCTGCTGGAGTATGTAGTAACATATCTGTATGTATGCAACATTCTGGACAATCATCTTCTTCTGATTCTGCTTGGGCAGATAAAGCCTGTACAAATTTTGCTGTGTGGGTAGGGTAACTACTATGGAAGAAAGTCCATGTAATTCTACTGGTACCACTTGCAGAATCACTGTCATTAATTGACGCCGATGCAGTCATTCCAACACCTATACCTTGTCCACTTGACGTTACACCTTGTCCAACATTACTTGTTGTTGCTGTTGTAAGTGAGTATCCTGGAGGGTACAAGTCTGGAGCAGTACCACTAATATTTGTAATGGTATAGTAAGCATTATAACCACTAGACGTTCCAACGGCATTTGAATAAATTAATAATGCAGTACCACTGGATGTATATTGCGTTGTGCTATTTCCATCTACGGCAAGATCTGTTACACTAAAAGGACTTGCGGCTTGATAATAGTAAGACTCTTCATAATCACCACTACTTCCGTCCCAAGCATAAATTTGTATAGATGTGCCAGATTGTACAACTTTATATGTAATTTCTGCAACGGCAAATGCAACAGCATCAAATTCTTGATTTTCTGTACTTGCATCAAAACTTTTATCAGTGTTGGCTTGGCCTTTTCTTACATAATATACTTCTGTAATATCACTAGTGCCACGGAAATTATTTAAACTAATTTGTCCTGAAGCAGGTATTGATGTTTGAGAGTTAGGTATAGGATCGTTATCACCGTCTCGGTAATATTCGCTAAGTTTGAATTGTCCATCACTGTTAGGATCACCGAATTCGGTCTTTACAGTATTTAGACTAACTTGTCCTGAGGACGGTATAGCCACGTTTATTCTCCCTTAAGAGCCTTGACTTCGTCCTGTAAATCTTTAATTGCTTCTATTAATAGTCCAACAATTTTTTCATATTTTACTGCTTTGTAGCCATCGTCTCTTGTTTGTACTAATTCTGGTAAAACTTTTTCAACATCTTGTGCTATAACACCAACATCATGTCCTTCGTAAGTTGACTGCTTGTCGTTCCAATCAAATTCAACACCACGTAATTGTGCTACTTTATCAGAAGCATTTTCAATTACTTTAACGTTATCTTTTAATCTTTCGTCTGAACTATAATACGCAACTACGTCAGCAGTAGCACTAATTTCACCTGTTACTCTAAAGTCTCCAGTGTAAGTTCCTGACATACTTACGCCAACACTACCACTAGTACCACCGCCTGATATACCATTACTTACTGTAACTGCTGTAATATCACCTGAATTACTTGTATATCCATTTGGATTAGTGTTATTATATGGTGTAAATCCTAATGCACTTGTTACTTGTGAACTTGAAATACTTGTAAGAAAGCCTGAATTATTTGTTAATTGGTTAGTATTAGTTGGTATTGTTGTACTATTGAATGCATTAGAACCAAAACTAAATGATTGATCAGTCTGTCCTAGAACTTCAAATGTTAATGTGTTTCCGGATTTACTAATACCGTTTAGATAATGGTTATTATTTACATAACTTGTAATGTAACCGGCATTATTATTAAATTCGCTTATATTAATACTGCCTTTAGAAAGTTTTCTCTGGGCATTTGCACTATCTACAACTACGAAATAATCACCATGACCGTTTGTGGTACTTGTTGTAAGTTCTGATAAATCCAAACTAATGTCTGGTGTTGTTGTTCCACTAGATACGTCTAATCCTGATCCAACAGTTACATTTGTTACAGTACCTGTATTTGTAGTAAATCCTGCACCATTTGTTAATTGGTCAGTGTTTGTTGGTATAGTACTACTATTAAATGCATTACTACCAAATGTATAAGTTCTATTGGTTGTGCCGTTAACACTAAATGTTAGTGTATTACCTGATTTAGTGATACCGTCTAAGTAATAGTTATTACTTCCAGGAATACTTTGGAAAGTGAAATTACCACTACCATCTGATGTCAATACTTGTCCGTTTGATGATGAAGCATTTACATCTCCTAAGTCGCCTAAGTCAGTAACACCTGCCGCCGTAGTTGCTGGTGCCCATGCACTTCCGTTCCATTGTAAAACTTGGTTTGCACTTGGTGCCGAACTAGAAACATTATTAAGATCTGCTAAATTGGCACTTGCTATTCTGGCATCTGCTCTATTATTTGTGAAGTATAAATTTGTACCTTCAGAAAGATTGGATGTACTGTTAAGGCCAATTGCTGTATTGGCACTTGCTTTTGCTCTAGCATCTGTAAAGTATAAGTTATTAGAACCTTCTGCAACACCGTCTGTATTACCACTGAATGTTTGTGCTGAACCTAAACCTACATAAGTAGACCCGTCTTCAGTATACTCCCAACGAGTACCACTTTCGTTCCATCTAAATAAAACGTTATTATGTGTTCCACGTTCAACCTCTATACCAGCATTTTGTGATGGTGTTCCTGCTTCATTATTGTTAAGTACAATAATATTATCATCTACAGTTAAAGTTTCTGTATTAATTTCTGTTGTTGTTCCATTTACTATTAAATTTGCATTTACAATAATATTAGAACTAAAGGTTGCAACGTCATTAAATGTTTTAGCACCTGAGATACTTTGTGTACCACTTGTTCTTACTATTGTAGCATTATTAAGTCCTGATACCTGAGTATCAACATAAGCCTTCATGTTTGTGTTGGCTGTATTTGTTACTGTACCAGCATTTGTTTCTTTTAAATCTGCGTATGCTTTAACTGACTGTTGAGTTGGAATTAATGTAGCACTATTAGATGCCATATTATCTTCATCTACAAACCCTGTAGCAGTAATACTACCGTCACTAAGATTACCAAATTGTACTGTTCCACTGGCTGTAATACCAGTAGCACCTGTAATTCCTCCACCTAGACTTAATGCACCACCTGTTAATGTTGCTGTTCCATCTGTAATTGAACTACCTGTAATTGTTCCTGCGGCAAAGTTACCTGATCCGTCTCTTGCTACAACTTTACCTGCTGTAGCATCTGGTGTTGCATCTACAGCCACAGCATCTGCTGAAACTGTCATATATGCACCTTCACCTACATTGAATGTTCTGCTAGAAGCAAGTGTACCACCACCTGTTAAACCGTCTCCAGCAGTCATTGTAGTTGCTGTAGTTGGAATAGCAGTAAACGATACTGCACCAGATCCGTCTGTAACTAGAGCGTGATCAGCCACACCGTCTGCAACTGGTAATGTATAACCTGATCCACCTCCTAATGTTAAGGATGTTTTAATAGTTGCCGCTCCGGCAAATAGGTTTTCAACTGGTTCACTGCTTGTACCAAAGTTTTGTGTACCTGCACCGAATGTTATATCACCACTTATATCTAAGTTAGTACCGTATATGTTTGCAAATCTTGTTGTTGCGTTACCTAAGTCATTACCAATTGTTACACCATTTGAACCTGCAAAAAAGGCTCCTGAATAAGCAGTAGCAAATTTATAATCACTTGATCCTAATGAGAAACTGTTATCACTAACTGGAACATATCCAGTACCTGTATGTATAACAGCAGACGCACTAACATTAGAAGCACCGTCTGAACCTGGACTACCACCTACATTTAATACATAAGCCGCATCAGCTCTATATGCTCTTTCTGCCAATGGTACTGATGTTGCGGCATATTCGCTTCTTAAATTTTGTCCAGGATTAATAGTGGTTCCTATACCACCACTTGCACTTAGTTCTAAATAGTAGTTAATGTTTTCGCCTTCTGAAGAACTTGCAATATCCTTAACAACAAATGACGGGTGGTCACTCATTATGGACATAATTGTTTCTTTACCTGCAGATGTACTTGTATCACCTTGGTTTAATGAACCATCACTTACATATACTAATGCTAATACTGGTTTTACAATGTCGTTTGCATCTGTTAAAAATATGTTTCTTAATTTTGTACCATAGTTACTAGGATTTCCTGCACTTGAAATACTGCTATATGCATTGGAAACTTCACCTGAGTATGAGGCTAACTTAAATGCTGTTCCATCATATATGCTAAGTTTGTCATTGTTAGTATTGAAATGTGCGGCACCAGGTGTTGGGTTTGAGGGTACTGTTGAACTTACAACTATATTTGTTGCAAACTTCCACTGACTTCCGTCCCATACTTTAAACGTGCTATCGCTTTTATCGTACCAAAGTTGTCCGATTAATTTTGTTCCCGATGGTTGCACCGTACTTGCAAAGTTTTCTAGATGTCTAATTGTATTTTGTACAAAATACTGACCGTATCCAGAAACATTTCTACCTATTAGTGTTAAAGCATAAGTTGTATCGACAGTAGTATCCGGTATGGTAGCCGTTACTGTTCCGTCTGAATTTGTAATTGTATATGCCATTTTCTTATTTCCTCATTAACTTAACTGTATTCTTACAGTATAAACTATTTCTATTATTCTGTTTTGACTCTTTTGCACCGGATGAAAAATAACGTGTGTCAACATTGTACTTGTATCTATATCTGAACCATCTGTTGGGAATGTAAATAATCCTATTTCATCAAATACATAATTACCTGCATTATTTGTTGCAGTATCGAATAATTCTGCATCTGATGGTTCGTTATAGCCTAAAGTTGCTGTTATTTTAATGTCTGTGTAAGATGCACCAACAGTAGTGGATATAAATGTATCTGTACTAGCAGGATTTAACCTTTTGCTGTACGTTCTACTGTATAACCCTGCAGAGTTTTCATACGCCTCACTAACTTTAGGAGTTTTATATGTAATTTTACCTGCTGTATCTATACTTGTAGCACCGTTTCCAAATGCGATTCTGTCAATAAAAGCATTTTCTGTATTAAAACTATTTAATGCCTGTGCAACAATATAAGCCATGTTTCCATAGTGTATTGCATTTCTTTTATTAACGAGCTCTTCGCCTGTTTCCTTATCTTTGATCAAAATATGACCACTAACATTTAAACCGACTGTATCGTCTGGCTTATGAATTTTTTTATCTTGATCTATTTTCATTTCCTTGCTCATGTAACTATTTATCACCTTTCAAAACTATGTAGTTTATTACCTGTTATGTATAAATTTCATAATGGTGTTGTTTGCTAAATCTATGTTTCCAATATCTGCTAAACTTGTAGCACCTGGATCTAACCAAACATTTGCTTCTGGTTTTCCTGTTATATCAGTAAATTCGTGTTCTGTAGCACCGTTATAAACGTTTATTGTTATAGCACTTCCACTTGCATCTGTTACAATCCAATCTTGTGCCGTTGTTCCTTTTGTACCTCTAGTAATGGTACTTAATACATTAGAAGATGTATTTCGTTCTGTATATTCTATTCTTTCTGAACCTACCCAAATAACACCTGGAGTATTAAGAAGTGGTTTAGGAAGTTTAGATGCATCTGCAACTGTAATACTAGTGCTATTACTTATAATATTTGCCGCTAATGTTGTTGAATTAGCAGGTAAAAGTCTAAAGTGTTCGGTATCACCAAACATATCTAAGTGTGTTCTATATGTAACTGTAGAAGCATTTGCACTTGCTTGTGCCAAACTAGTATTTCCTTGTAAATGTGAATTAGTTGTAACTGTTAATACAAGGTTTTCTAAAGGACTAATCATTGCTAGTTCTTCTGGTCTTCCTTCACCATATAACATTCTTCCAAAAGTAACATTGTCAAATCCACTATAGGTTTGGTCGTTTCTTCTAAATGTAACTAGGTCTTCGTCAAATGTACCTTCGTAATTAATAACTTCAACACTTAAATCTAATGTTGTAAGGTCAAATCCGTCTGTATCATATGCGTAGAACTGTTGATAGTTTGTTGTGCCATCATAATTATCTACAACTTTACTAAACACATTTGCATCTAGTATTTCCCCTAGGAAATTACCACTTGCTTTAGATTTAATTAAACTTAATGTTTTATCTAAGTGTCCGCCTTCTACTGCATTAAACATAATAGTTGCATTTCCTACAACACTTGTATTTGCAGATTCACCAGCAACATAAGATTGAGAAACTAAATATGTTTCCATTTCTGTATCAAACTGGTTTATAACATCTGGATCAAATTTAACTATTCTATCTACAGATCTAACATTTACATTTCCACTAACATCTGCATTTGAATTAGATTTTAACCATGCTAAATTATTTGCAATACTAATATTAGCACTTTCTGTTGCTATGTTCCAGTTAAACTCTGTTGGAACAAAGTGAGTTCTATCAAATACAATAGTATCTTTAATTTTTCTTACAGGATCTCCGGATTTATCTGTGAGTCCTGCATACTTTTTATGTGTTGCTAAAGAATTCATTAAAGCAACATCTGAATTACTGTCATCATCTAATATTCTAACTATTCCTTGATCTTGGTCTACATAAGCAGGTCTATCAAAGTCACTAATCATTTGATCTTTAATGTATTCTATTGGTGCAGATTTACCATCTTTATATTCTCTGACTTTACTTGTATATGGTTTTACTTCATTCATATACTCTAATACTTTGTTAAAGTTTTCTGGTTTAAATCCGTTAAACTGAATTAAATCTGTTTCTTCTTTTTCTACATATAAGTAACTTGTTTTAAATGCCCAGTCTAGTTGACCTTGTTCAACGTATGCATGTTTTAGCAAGTTAAAGAATATTTTATTCCATAATACTTTATCTTTAAATGTATTGGAACTTATTATTTTTAATAAAGTACGCAATTCACTATTTAATATACTGTTAGAATCGTCTGTATATACAGTATCTTTTAATTGTACTATTTCGTTTTCTATACTAATTAATCTAAACGATTGATTAGAACCTATATACATATATAGTTTATATCTTTCTGTATCGTTGCCTTTAACTTGAATAATACTACCATCATTAATAGAAAGTTTTAAGGTGTCTAATTCAGAAACACTACTTACTTTATAAATTGGTTTATAAGAATCATCATAATATTCTAATTCTTTGGAAACAGGATCTATACTCTTAACAGCATACCAATTTTTAGGCTCTATATATGTTCTATTTGTTGGTAATGTAGAATCCCAATTAGCAAACTCTGTATTCATTTTAATAATATTAAATTCTTTGTTAATAATATTAACAAGCAATCTTCTTGCTTCTTTAATATCTTTAAACATAGTTTGTCTAGGTCTAAATTGTATTCCGTATCTTTGTACCTTACTCAATGTTCCATCAGGGACCATATTTCCTAATTCGTCAAATCCACAAATACTATCTATAAGTTTCTGTGTTAAGTCTTCAGGTATAATACTGTTGTTATCATTTTCTCTTGCAAGTTGCCATGATACATGCTTTTTACCATCTGGGTTAAGATTTTTACTAAAGTTAATTTGTAAATTATCGTCCTCATCTCTGATTTCACTTGAAACATTAGTTAATGTAAAGGAATTGTCTTTAACAAAACTTATTAGTTGTAGTCCATAATTTATAGGATCTGCAATGTATTTTGCAATTTGTAAAGCAGTTAGATCTCTGCCTAAATTTATCCTTGCATTGTTACTTAATGTATCTTTATTTCTTACCCAGTAAAAATATACTGGTACATATTTGCCAGTTGCAGGATTTAATTCTTGAGATTCTAAATACATGTTTGCACTTCTAGGAGTTCCGGAACCTAAATAGGATGTAGGCAATACAGAACTCTTTGTCCATTCATATATTGAAACAGTACTTCCTGGGAATGTACTACCCCAATTCAACCATCTATCTCTTGCAGAACCTTGCTCATACCAATTGTATCTTATTGTAGAAATATCCCACCATACTTTACCAACGTGTTTATCGTCAAATCTATTTCTAGAGCCTGTATAAACAACTGGGTCATCTGCACAAATAAAGTCTATTTCTTTATCAATGTATCCTGGAATAACACCTTTAAATGGGTCCCAAACTTGTAAGTCTAATCTTTGTGTGCCTGATTGATTATCATATACAAGTGCCTTATTAAGGAACTTAGTATCAACTAAATTTTCTTGCTGTCTACCAGGAGCAATATTTCCGCTCTCTAAATATGCCCAACCATTGCCTTGATAATTATCAATCCAAACATTTCCAAAACTACTTAACGTATTTGGAATAGTAGAATATGTTGCATTTGCTGTAGCAATATCCGATTCAGTAGCATATCTTTGGCTTTCTAAATATAATACATCTACTTCTTGACTCATAGAACCTGATCTTAATCTTACTGGATTTCCTGTAAGTGATCTTAGTTCGTATTGGAATAAATCTTTTGCAAAAATTACTGAACCGTCTCCAAAAATACTATTAGGATCTTGCCCTGCAAGACCACTGCCGCCAGAGCCTCCTGGAACTTGTCCAAATGCTGGGTCACCAATTGTGTCAACACATAGTAATTTAATTACATCTAAAGGACCATCCTTTTCTATACCTAAATTTAGTTCGTCTGCAAGTCCTGTAAGTTTTTGTAATGCCTCAGGATTGTCTTCTTTTCCATCTTGTGTTTCAATAACTGCTTGAACACAAAGGGAAGCAACATTGTAATCACCTGGTGGTATTCCTAAGCCATCTAGTAAACCCGGAGTTCCTCCTATCCTGATACCTGGGAAAGCAGGACTTCCAATTCTAATTCTGCTTATATTATCATTAATTGGTACAGAATCTGCATATAAAACATCTGGACTATATCCGTAATTTTGTAATGCATCTTGTATAGCCGCTACTAGTTCGTCTACAGGATTAATATCATTAATTAGGTCTGGTAAACCTAGAGCATTTTTAGCCGTTCCTGGTTGGCTACAATCTGGTATCTCTCTTGATGTTAAGAATATTTTAGCACCACTACCACCTACTAGTAAATTATTAAGAGGGTCGTAACCTCCTGGAGAGGGAAGTTCCTCTAAAGTAATAGGATCAAATTGTCCTAGTCCTGAACCTGATGTGTAATAACCTTCGGCAGTTAGTCCTGCTTCGTCTCCTAAATTTATATGGTCGTATTCTAATGGTAAACCATTTGTTAAGTCTGTTGGGAATACTTTATATATTCCTCTATCTAATATTCTAACACTTGTAATTCCACCTATTGGGTCTACACTAGTAACTTCAAATTTTGCTACCCTTGGAATTAAACCGTTATTATCAACTGTTGCTTTTGCTGTTGCATCTCTCTTAGAGAAAATATTGTTTCTTACTTTAAAGTTTTCCTCTGGTACAAAGTCTTGACTTGTTGTAAAGTCTGTTGTTACAGTATAATATTCTGTTTTATTTAATCCAACAAATTGTACATCAAATGTAATAGGGGTTGAACCGCCTACTCCCTCTGTTGCTAAAGTTTCTATAGGAATAGTAACAGTATCACCTATTTCAAATCCTACTGTTTTATCTCTACCAAAGTTTCCTATTGTTGCCGCACCATTCTCATCTATAGTTACAGTAACAACTCCGCCTTTATATTTTTCCCTTAAATTAGAAAGTGTAATTTGGTATTCACCTGCTACTCTATCACTGTCTGGGCCATTAATATTTTCAACAGATGCAATATAATTATTTTTATAGAATACTATGTCATTAGTAGTATAGGCTGTATTTGCTTGCCATTCTGTAGGTACTGGTGTTGTTCCTAAATCTAAAATTGTAACTTTAGGTGGTCTATTTATATCGTATTCTTCACCTGGGTTATCAATAACAATTTTAGATATACCATTATTAGCATCAAATAAGACAGTTTTAACACTTGCATTTCTTCCTGGTGTGCTACCGTCTCCTATTCTAACAACTATGTTTTCTGGTGCACTATATCCTGCACCTGGTTGATCTATACATATATCTTTAATACCACTAAAAGGATCTTCAATAGGTGTACCACCAACTAATCTTAATCTATCTCCAACTGCATAACCACTACCGCCTGTTGTTACATTTCTGCTTGATAATACAGAACCTGTAGTTGCGTCACTTGGTGATGTATTTCCTATAAACCCACCGTCTACATCATAGTGTGTATATATCGCAGTTTCTGTAGTACCTGCTGAACCATTATAAAAACCTGTTGTAGCAGGTATAACAGCAGTATTACTTACTTCAGTACTAATAAAGGATCTTACAATATGGAAATCTAATACTTCTTTATATATTCCACCTGAACAGCCTTCTTTAACAGTAAGAGGAGCATTTGTACAACTACTAATTCTAACTTTATCTGCACCAACGGGTGTTACATCAAATCCTGTTGCTTTATTACAGTTGAACGACTTCATAATTGCTTCTTGACTGCTACCATTGAACTTAATTTCTTGTCCATTAATAAACAAATTGTCGCCAGTATTTAAATTTACATTTCCAATATCAATTGTAATACCTGGTGTAGGTCTATATACTGGTACCGGTACTTCATCTCCTGCACCACCATTTTCATCTATAGGTTGTATAGTAATAAACCAATTATTGTCGTTAAAGTCTATGTTAGTATCTATAGGTCCTTCTGCTATATCTTCCGGAGGTGTTGTTATAGGATCATCATCGTCTCCACTACCACCAATAGGTAGTGTTCCGTCATATGGATCGCCATAAAAGAATGTATCGCTTACTTGTAATCCGTATAATTCGCCGCCTGTGACACTAATTATTCCACCGTCATTTAGTTTTACATCTGTATTAATACGTTTAGGACTAAAGTTATAGAACATTCCGCCTTTTTCAAATGCACTTCTATTTGCATCTAGTACATTATAGAAAGGCATTGTTTCTGCATCTAATGATCTTAGCAATGGAGCACTAATTGGTATTATACCTTCCATTCTTTGTGCTAGAGGAACAATATAATTACCGCTTATAAGTTGTACTTGGTTGTTTACATACCTACCACTTGCTAACGATATTGGAACTCCGTAACTAGGTTGGTATACTGTTTTAACTGTTTTTCTAAATACACTTGGTACAAAACTTGACCCTGTCATAAACGGTCTTGTAAATCCTTGCCAGTTAGCATGACGTTTTCCACCCATGAGGGATCTGAGCCATCCGCCACCGCCACCACCACCGCCTTGTTTTTTAGTTGATGCTGTACCTGACTGTGTAATTATTGATGTACTAGAACCTGTAGGTGTAGCAGTTGTACTAGAATTTGCACTATCAGGAATTACGCCTTGCTGTGAACAGTCTATAACTGGGTTAGGATCTGCACCTGGATCATCAATTACTGGTTGTGCTTTTGGTAATAGTATACATTGTTTATAAATTGTACTAGTACCATCTTTTTGTACAACCACAGTAATATATGCACCATTAGTATGATCTAAATTAAAATCAATTGCACCACTAAATTTAACACCTATCTTTTGTCCGCTATGTGTTGGGTTATGTCCTGCACTAAAAAGTTTTTTTCCTAATCCACTATTTTGATAATTGTTTTGGTTTCCACCAGTTGATTGACCAGTGCCTCCAGCATTTGTACCTGATGTTGTGGCTGATGTTCTAAAGAAATTCTTTTCATCATCTGTCAGTCTTCTCAGACTTTGAGGATTACTTATTCCTACTAAGGTTGTTGTTGCACCTTTTGTTGCACCTTGATATATTAAGATACCGTCTGCGGCACCAAAGTTATCAAAGAATAAAGTACCTGCACCACTGCCTGTTGTTTGGAAGTGATGGGTATCTCTTTGTCCTCTAACATTTTGTAGTTGTTTATAGAAGAAAGCAACTGAATCGTCTCTGTCTACTCCTGAATTTGTATTACCTGATGTAACTGTTGTATCGCTTTTGTATACAACTTCAGAGCAATTATCCATCGCATTTCGTTTTGCTGATACATGGAATTCAATTGAATGCCAGTGGTTGCTACCACCTCTAGATGTACCAGTAATACTAATTTGTTGTGTACCGTCAAACTCTACTTCGATAATAGCACTACTTACTCCGTTTGGTTGAGCACCTGATTTACCTAAATATTTTCCTTGTACAGTACTTTGTCCTATAACTGTTCCGCCTGATACTGTGACTTTAGAGTTACTATAATGTTTTTTACCTGATTGGAATGCATGAACAAACAGCCTACCAGCAACATTTGGTGTAAAAGATAGTGTACATGATTTTGTACTTCCGTTATCACTCCATGTCTTAGCACCTAAAATGCTACCCCCAAGTTTAGTCATTCCTTGTGACCCGTCTGTACCACCTACTTGTCCTCTAGGTGAGTAGTAACCACTATAAGCACTTGTCCATTGTCTTTTGCCGTGTCCTGAACCGTTTGCACTAAAACTATTTGAAGGTATATTAGATCCTGTAAAGCATGTTTTTCTTCCTAGTGATGGATCATCTTTTGGAGTTCCTCTAAACGGAACTTTAGCACATGCATCTGGTCCACAACGTTTTGTTGGAGCATCAGCAAGTAATTTACCATTAAGTACTGCTGTTTGTTTATTACCCAATGCAGGATTTTTATCTGTTCCTTTTAATGCAGATTTAGGATCAACTGTGACCATGTCAATCGTTACGACATTCATACCATTGCCTTCTTGTGCAATGTTTGTTGCCACTATTGCAGGGTCTACATTTTTATCTACTGGGTCTAATATCTGTGGTTCGTATGTTGTTTGTGGTTTTGATTTTACAGAATTCTCATTATCATCAAGAGTAATTAGTCCAGTTTTCTTAATTTCCTGTACAGGTTTTTTAGGATCTACTACTAACTTACCTGTTTTAATTAAATTCTTAAGATCCCATTTATCAAAGTCTTCTATGTAAGGTGTTCTACCTGCAAAGTCCCATGGTTTGTTACCAAATATATCAACAGTTGAAGTAATCATAGGAATGTCTATGTAGAATGTATCACTTTGTACAAACCCTTTTTTAATAGCCTGTGTTCTGTTTAAACTATCTGCAATTCCTGTTACACTTGTTACATCATCTATTCTAAAGGATGTGTTGTTTAGTTTTACAACATCGTGATCAAGTGTTGTCATTATAGACATATTTTGGAATGTTAGTTCTACGGTATTTGCAACTGTAACTGCTTTATCTAAAGTTATAACATTATTAGCAATACTCATTACCCTTACATGTTCTGTAATTCCTGTACCTGTAACGATCATATATGGTATAATATTCTCATCAGGTGCTGTAAGTGTAATAACTTTATTATTTGTTACTACACCTTGTACTGTACCTATAACTGATTTAGAGATATTTGTTATACCAGGTTCGTAAGCAAAAAGTGTTGATACTTCTATACTTGTATTACTTGGAACTCTATTAACTTTATATGTTTGGTTATAATAAGGATTACTTGCCTTATGTATTAATACTCTTTTACCTGCATATTCTTCATGTATTTCATGGTCTTCAGATGTATTAATTATTACACCTCTATCTACAAAATGTCCAGTTTTAACAATATTTTCATGCCAAGGTGCATTAATTACTTGTACATTTTTATAAGAAACATTTCCGTTTGGTTCTTCTATTCGTTTTGTATAAGCATGTTCTACTGTATAGTATCCTCTAATATTTTGTGTGAATACTTTAATTATATCACCAGCATAAACTGGTTGGAAACTTGTTTCTACATTAGCGGAATCAAGAACACCGTTTCTAATAACAGTATTAGAAACTAGGGCACATTTTGTTTGGAAATCTATCATTACATTTCCTACTTGTCCTGCTATGTTACTTTGTGGTATTGTAAATGTATTTTCTAATGCATTAACATTTGAGATTTGATGTATTTGTCCATTTACGTTACTTGTTGTAGTTGCCGTAAATGTAACATTTGTAATACCGCCTGTTACTGCTGTAATATTAGAATCTGAACTATTTCCAAAATAGTCTTGGAATAATGTATCATCACTATTAATTACGAATGTACCAGCAGAATAGTCAACACTATGTGGTACAAAAGTTAAATCTTTTACATCACTTGCTTTTGTTGTGATGCCGTCAAGTACTAGATCAGCACCAGTAAAGTTAAGGCTTATAGGTGTAACATTTGCTATTAGTGTTGAAACATTAGATGTAGATGTTGTTATAGTAATTTTACTATCGTGATAATCTGCGTTTGCTGTTGCAATGTCACTATGTACTAAAGATGTTGCTGTATAAGTTGTATCAGTTGTATCTAAATCTATAAGTTGTACATAATCTCCATTAACCGGTGATACAGCACCACTTGTATAATTTATAGTTGCTATATTTGTGTTTGATGATGCTGTACAAGTACCATATGCTACAAACCCTGAGTATTTTTCTATATCAACAATGTCGTATGTATTTAAAGGTGCCACATTGGCAACATTTGCCTGTATCATACTTATAGCACCAAAATCTTTAATAATCGCTGATTGCTTATCTACCACTTCTTGGTTAGTCCAAATTACAACATTATCAGATATATTTGCTTTTTTAAGTACTAGTGTATAATCCATAAATCTACTTAAATCTGTTTGTTGTAGTTGATTACTATCTACATAATTAAATAAATCTTCTGTTGTATACAAGTATGAGGACATGTCGCTTCCTTCTTGCTCTATAAAACTTATATTACTGTTTTCTGCTTCTCTTAATTTGTAAACATTCCAGTCTTTATTTTCAGAAGATGCAACATGAATTAATTCGTCTTTGCTTGGTTTATAAATTCTATCTGTTGCGAATAAATCTTGTATATCTGATATCGCATAGGCCTGATAGTTTACGTCTTCCCTTCTCACATATCCAGCATTAGGTATATCTCTGTAACTCGGATCTGTAATACCTGTAGCATCAACTTTATTGGTTGTTGGCCATAATGCATTTGTTTTTACACCAGTAGGTTTCTTGAGGAATCTAGTTGGGTCGTCTATGTCAATCGTAATTATTTCATCGTTTTGTATGTCTTCAGTAATTGTATATAAACGTTTTCCTTCTACTTTAATTGCTAGACCATCTTGTGCCTGTACTTTAATATTAAGTTCTGCACCTGGTATATCACCTTGGTATGCATCATCAAAATCAATTGTTGCTCGTTCTACAATAGTAATATTAGCATCAGGAGTAATATTTCCGTCTGGTAATAATGTTACATCTGGGAAAGTAATTGCTGTTGCATTTGCAACATTATAAACATTAACTCCGTTTTCATTTACTAATCTAACATTATTCACATACACATCAACAAAAGGATATTCCCCATCTATTTGTACAAGGTTATTACTTAAAATGGATGTGCCTTGCTTTGTGCCAGTAGTATTAATAATTTGTGTATATGCGCCTGATAAAACAGTTGATGATGTTGTGTACTCCCATCTATCTCCTTTATCGTAACTCCAATTACCGGAGGGTTGTAGTGATGTACCAGATACTGATACTATAATATTATTTTCTTGTGTATTGTTTGCAACATCGATTGCATATCTTTGTTTAGGTTGATTTCTGGTTGTAGGCAACATTAAGTTGGCTAAACCACTTCCACCTAATGTAAAATCTTGTCCTGAAATTTGTAGTACTGTTGTTTTACTACCAGCCGCCTGCATAGTGCCTGTAGCACTTGAAAGATTTACTGCTGAGCCATTTACAGTTGCTGACACAGTAAATGTTGTATAAAATTCTGATAAGTCTTCAGGTTGTATTACACTTATATCTCTAACATAATATATAGTATTTAAATTTAATCCACCTAGTGCATTGCCTGAGAACGTTATAGGCATTCCTGCTTCTAATGTTGTTGGACTAGTTGTTGGACTACTTACAGCGATCATATTATTAGATCCTGTTGTGTTTGATAGTGTCCAAGCATCTGCATTAAATGACGTTACTGCTTGAGCAACAATATTAGCATTTGTTTCTACTTTACTATTAATTTTTGTAGCAATGTTTGCCATCTCTGTTACACCAGATAAGTCAATTGTATGAGCAGAATTACTATTAAGATGATCTGTAATAGTTATATTATTAATACCTGTAATGTTTGCCGCAGGTATAAGGTCGCTACTTGCAACTGTTACAGAATTAAATTTAAGATCAGCACCTGTTACATTCACATTACCTAAAATAGTTTGAACAGTTGCAAGTTCATCGTATCCAGAACCTCCGTTTGTTATTTCTATGCTGGATATAACACCTGCTACTAAATTAACTTTTCCTGTTGCTTGTATACCACCTGGTTCTGTGGGTGCAGATATTTCTATTTCTGGAACTGTCTCGTAAGAACTTTTATTTTCTGTTACTAAGATTTCTTTAATAAATCCTGTTGTATCTTCTGGAAACTCTAGTTTGAAAAGTTGTGGGTCTTGAACCATATCTTTTTTAGTAAGTGCAAGTTCAATACTTTGTTCATTATCTATATCACCGAACTCACCTACTTTTAGAGCCCATTCGTCAAATACAGTTACATTACCTTGTACAATAGAATTACTTTTAGCAAGTTTTCCAATACCTGTTAATGTACCTTTATTTTGTATCATACCCTTAAAGAATTCTACTTGCTGGTCATCTAAAATATCTAAATCTGTTAAGTATGTTTTCTGATCAAATCCAAAAAGTCCTCTTGATGCTTGGTATACTTGTTTATCAACTGGTATGAATCCTAGATTATGATAGTCGCCCATTGTTGACGTAATATTATCTAAGTTAGGCTGTAATTCTTCTCCATTAATAATAAATCCTTCACTACTTAATCTACCTTCCCAGCCCAATGTTCTTTTTGCTTTTATAAAAAGCCTGTCTTGTTTTTGGTTATACAATGTATTAAAAATTGTATCAGCAAAGTCTGTTTTATTATCAACAATCAAAGCATGTTCAGTTTGCTTAGTGTATAATATAGCAGAGTATATTTGCTTTCCTGTAGGAGGAGTTATTTCTATATTATTTCCTTCCCTTACAATACCACAATTTTTAGGATTAATAGATACTCCATTTTCATCTAACAATGAGTATTGATTTTGATCTATTACTTTGACTTCTGCAACAAACTCATTGGTTTTAGCAAAGGAAACTTTATTGGACAATGGAGATAAATCTAATGTGTTACCTACTTCCCATCCGCCTGTTTCCCAGAATAAGAATTGTTCTGCAGAATAGTTCCAGTCTCTGACATCGTTTATACTATTATCATATTCACCAAAGTTAAATCCTAACGAAGCATGGTATCTACCTAAACTAATTAGGAAATCAAATACATCTTGTACAGTTAGAAACTCTTTATCGTAATCTATACGTTTAATTATTCCTGTAGAGTTTGTATAAACAACACCAGTTGCGCCTCCTGTTGTTGGTAATGCTGGTAATAAAGTCCAGTCAGTAGTTATAAAACCAGTATCTGCATCTATATTATTTTTTGCTTGATAATATTGATCTAAATATTTTACTATACTATTTTGAGGATATGCAACTGTGGATGTCCAGTTTGCAAAACTTACAGGGTCTCCGCCCCTTGTAATACTTTGGCTTGGACCGGAAGTATCTGATTCTAAAATATTAAAGTATGTATTATTTTTATCGTAACCTCTTATTTTATATCCGTTTGTAGATTTCTCAATTATTACACCACTATAAGCATTCCTAGATTTGTATGGGGAATTGTGTAACTCTAGTTGAATGTTTTCATCTGGTATAATTAAACTTGTAGATGTCCCTGTTGTACTGTATTGGTCTGTTCTTATTGTAGCAGTATCTTTATCAATAAATCCTGCCATTCTATGTCCAAGTTTTACATTTAAGGATTTTAATTTGTCATAAAAATCTGTTTAATGTTAAGTCCTTGGAAGTTTAGATAACTTTTAATAAATTGAGTATAACCAATATTAGTTAAGAAGTTTCCGTTTGCATCCTTTGTGCCGTGAACAGTAAAGTTATCTGCAGATTTATAGTCCCAAGACTTTCTAGATGTTTTATCTACTAGTACCTTTTTATTCATAGGTGGTACAATAAGTCTTGTTGGGTCGCCAAACATCGTTGCGAACATACCTGGTTTGGCTAATAACAATGCCTGTGTAATTGCAAATGGATATGCTTCAGAATATTTCCATGCATTTTCAACAGGAGCACCATCACCAAATCTCCAGTCTTCGTTGATTGCTACTGTATTAGATTTCGTTTCGCTATAAGAACTAGTAATTGCTGATGTGGCTGTTGAACTGGTATACCCTGTGCCCAATGTATTAAGTTCTTTGTTTTGTGGTTGTGCATAATATCTGTTGCCATATGTTAATGCAGTTTGATTTGTTGTGTCATTGTTTTCTCCACCGCCTACTGCGTAAGGGAACATTGGTTTACCACTGTCGTCTATAGTACAAACATAATATTTAATTTGTGCACCACTTGAATCAGGAGTTACACCAACTCGTTGATTCCATCTACCTGCGTATCCGTCTTGTCCTGCTAGGGAAGAATCCCAGGTGTAGTCTTCTACAAATGCACCAGTATGATCTCCACCTGGTCCACTTGCTCTTATACCTGCTTTAAGTACAAACGAACTTTTAATATTTGTTACATCACTTGTAGCATCTAAAGGATCTGAATATCCGTAAGGGCCGTAAATAGGTAATCCGTCAAATGCCCAGCCTATAATACCCGAATGTGTTGTTGCATTACCCCATGCAGATGTACTTGACATATCAACAGTTGGTAGGTAAGTTTTTGTTACGCCGTTACTATCAGTTTCTGCAATAGTATTACTTGATCTATTTCTATTTTTAAATTCGTTGTTATAATGCCAAACATCTTCGCCGTTCCAACTAGCATTGTCTTTGATATTATATAAAGGTAAACCATTTACTAGGACACCAATTGCATAACTCTCTAATGATACATTGCTATTAGCAACAGCAACCAAGTCTACTCTAGGTATATTGTAATTACCACTTCCTTCTTTTACATTACTTAAGGTTGTATCAATTTTAGTAGTTGCATAGTTAGGAATGTTTTTTCCTGTTACATAAACATTACTACTATCAAACCCTACTGATAGTCCGTCTGTTAATAAGAAACTAGTTGTAAGGTATCCTAAAGAATTATTTACTGTAGCATTAGTGTATGCCTTAGTAAGTGTTGTTGTTCCAGTAGTCTGTATATCATATGGAGATTTTAAGGTTCCTGTTGAACTTACTGGTAATATGTTTGATAAACCAATTCTTCTGTATGGATTTGTTGTTATGGATTTATATAAGCCTGATGTAAAGTTCTCTCTGTCTCCGTCTCTAATAATACCTTCTTCTAAATCTTCCCACATAGGAACATTGTTACTACTATAATTTGTATATGTAGAGGTAATATATAAAGTATCCCACCAATTAGGTTTTTCTGTAAATCCTAGCATTTCCCAAGGGTGTGTATGAGGCCTTACTGTATCATAATGATATTCAAAATATCCTCTCCAATGTCCTGGTAAATCAGTTGTTCCCCTAAAGTTCCATGTGAACTCATCACTGGAATCATATATTTCATTTTTAATATAATCTACATTATTACTTTGTACCCAGTCTGCAAAACTATTTCTTAATAGATCAAACCATTCATTTTGCGATAAGTTGTTTGGTCTAAAATATCCTGATTTAACATCAGTATAATTATATCCTGGTAAACTATTTGCACTTCTAAATTCTTTCTTAGCAGAGTTATAAATTCTTCTTTCAAATTCTAGTAATACGTCGTCTCTTGTATCACCTAGTAATACCGATTTACTTCCGTCATGTCCTAATAATAATTGTACTGGAGTAGTAAAAGAATTATCAGTTAAAATCTTAGGTTCGTACAGAGGGAACATTCCCATAGTACTTGGTGTAGGCGGTAACTCTGCACTATCTCTTTCCTTATCATACAATCTTACTAAAAGTTTATCTCCTAGTTGATTATCATATGTGCTGGATAAGTTTACTGTAATGGAGTTTGATGTATTTGTAATAGTGTAATCATGGTCTATATCTAAAAGTATTTGAGATGTACCTCGTTGCCTGTATACTAATAAAGAATTTTCTATTTTGCTGAGGTCTAAATATTTTTCTATTTGATAATTTAAAACATCAATAGAGTTTATTGTGAAGACTTCTTCAGTAAAGTTATCTCCAAAGGGAATTACATAGGACTGTTGGAATACATTATTACCAACACTAAATGTTACAACATTTCTTAATACTTTCTCTAATATAAAATCTGTTTTTAAATCTGTTGTATCAAAGTCTGTAAAATATTTTGTAAGTTCTGATCTTAATCTACCTTTATATCTAATATATTCTTGCTCTGAAAATCTTAATGCTTCTAGTAGGTTATGAGGTTGGTCATTTAATAAGAATGATGCAAGTCTTAAATCTTCTTCTGCTTTAACAATATCTTTAGCATGTTTACTATTTTTACTAGTATCTTTAAAATTATTATTTCCTAATGCATTACCAGTAAACTCGTCTTGGTTAGACATATAGTTTTGAAAATGCTGTAAATACTCTGGTTCGGAAATACTTGTTATGTCTTCGTTATCAGAATTATGTGCCCAACTTAGTGGAGTCTCATATTTACTAATTGACCTTTCATTTATTAATCCGTTTTTATCACTAATTGCTTTTATCTCAATGATATCATCTTTAACAAAGTTGTAAGTTGTAAATTCTATTATACCATTTGATGTATAGGTAAAATCTGTTCTTGGTGTACCATTTACTAATACATTAATGTCGTATCCAGAAGCATTGTCTGTATTAACTTTTGGATTACATCCTATAAAGAACTTGTTAAATGCGTTTGTTACATCAAATGAATTTACATAATAAAATGTTTTTATCGCTTGTTCAAACTTATTGTCAGAGTTTTTCCAATAAGAATGATACTCAGGTGTTTGTTTTAATAGTTTATAATAATAGTATCCTGGAACATCTGTTTTTGTGACATTACCAGAATTGACTACTTCGGTACCTAAAAAGTTTTCAAACTCTATTTCACTTGTACTTTTAAAAGGTTTGAAAGATAGTGGGAATCCTAATACTGTATCATTTGTACCTGTTCCTATCTTATAGTTAAATATCTTATTACCTTTAAATGATGTATTTGGAAATATATCTTCGTCTGTGAAGTCTTGACCTTTATCGTCATACATCTTCATTAAAGGTTCTTGATGTAGTTGTTCTTTAACCTGGCAAAGTTCTAATTTATTGTTATTCCACCAGTATTCTTTACCATATCCAAATAGACCTGCTTTAATATTTACTTGGTCTCCTTGTATAAATGTAAGAGGAACAAATCCAGTTTCTCCTTCTTCAACTCCTGCAGGATTTAAATTAGGGTCTCCAACTTTAGATAAACTTATTAGTCCACCTGCATGAGCAACTTTATATACATGTTTTGAAACTATAGGTTCATCGTTAGGGAAAATGATTGTTGTACCAACACTTAGTGGGGCATCATCTATTAATGAGCCTGTTACTAATCCGTCTACTTCTACTTTAGAAAGAGTTCTACTTACAACGGATATTTCTCCTACAAATTTATAACCAAAGTTATATAATTCTATATCTTTATCAAATTCTAAAATAGGTCTTGTTGCTTGATATTTTTTATCAGGTACTGTGGCACCTGCATCTAAAAAGTTTTGTCTGTGGTGCCAAAAATTAATTCTGCTCCAAATATTTCTGTTGGTGGCTCCTCTTTGTAATACATTATAGTCTGGACTTTCTTGTGCTGTCTTACCTCCCCATATTGCATCACCATCGCCATCACCATCGGCATCTCTATCCCAACCGAAATCTTCGTTTGTGTCAGGCGACCCACCTAAATAAAATTTTCCAGTAACTGGATCTACACCAGTTAGTGCCATAGAGGATAGTCCAGAAATAAATGTTCCATCTACATTTGATGTTAGTTGGAACATACTTGTTCTAATCTGGAATTCTGCACCTCTACCCACAAATGATATCGCTGAATTTGAGGTTTGGTCTAATATTACAGGATTATCTAATACTACGATATCTCCAGTCCTAGCAATATCAAATTTAAGATCGTTTCCGCCACCGCTTCCTAAATTAGCATCTGTAATTGTAATTACATCGTTTACTGCATGACCACTACCACCGTTTAAAAGTTCTATATTAGTATCACCGAATGTAATTACATCACTTACATTGAATATTAGTGTTCCTGAATTATTACTTCCTAACAGTCCGTCATTAATGGTAATTGTTTCGTTGTCAACAAAATCAATACCACCGTCAATAATTGTTACAACTGCATTGCCATTACCGTCTGCAACTACTTTAAAAATAGCATCAACACCATTTGCACTTGTTGATATATTACCTATATGGCCTAAGTTAGTCATGTCAACGATATGTGTACCTGTTACATTACTATTGCTAAGTGTTACACCTGCTACTGCTGTTATGCCTTGTGGTTTTTGTATTTCATATGCTTTAAATGTAATGTTTGGTCCACCAACAGAATCTATACTACTACCGGCTAAAGTAATTGTGTCGTTTCTTCTGTAGCCTGTTCCGCCATTTACAACTGATACTGCTACATGAGGACTATTACCACTAAAGTTATCATAAACAACTTTGAAAGTTGCTCCGGTACCGTTTCCTGATGATGTACTTGCAACATTATCTTTAACAATAGATGTTCTTGCTGTTTTAATTGCTGTATTTGATGACCATGTTGAATAACTGTCATTTACACTATGTATACTTAAAAGTTTTGTCTCACCTATTACTGTGACTCTAAATGATTGTCCTGATCCTGTGCCACTTGTTGTGCCTGATGCTGTATAAACACCACCTGCTCTACTAGTATCATAACGAGCAACAACATTGTCTATAGATTGTATTGCAGAGGTAGTAGTTGATTCTACTAAACTACTTTGTCCGTCTACTGTTGCTAGTTGTCCTTCTTTTACATTAGTAGTGCTGTTAATTGCTAAAACTTTGTATGGTGTAGGAATGGTTTTAAGATCGTTATCAAAGAAGTCTACATAAGTGACTGCTGTATTAATATTTGTAGAAATAGTATCACTATTTAAAACTAAATTTATTTGGCCACTATAATTTGCACCTGAATTTGTAACTGTAACATCTGATATAGATCCAATGGCATTAGCATTCGCTGTTGCTGTTGCGAGTGTGGTATTTGATCCTGTAAAACTTACTGTTGGATTCACATAACCAATACCAGGGTTAGATATAACAACTGATGATATATTTCCAGCGGTGTATTTTACATTACTGTCTGCTTCTGTAAAATTAGTATTATCCCAACTATTTAAAATAGCAATAGCATATGGTGAACCAATATTTTGTACTTTAGGAACTAATGTAATACTTTCGCCTACACCTTCTACATAAAAATCTTTATTAGTTTTATTTTCTGGTATAACATATTGACCACCAAAGGTTACTACCATACCATTTTTAAATGTAATGCCGTTAGGTGAGGTAAAATTCTTTTTGCCTAATACTTCTGTATCTATGTCAATTGGATTTGTTAATGTACCATTTATTGTAATAGATGGTAAATCATTATTACTCCAATAGTATTCCTGATAGTTTACAAATTTATCTATGTCAATTGGAGGTAAGAAACTTTGATATTCTGTAGCAAATAATCTATTATGGTTTTTTGTGTTTACGCCTGAAATACTTAATGTGTCAACTAATTCATCATAAAAAATAAAGTTTTCACTTGTACCAGTTGTTGTATTTAAATTATTAACTGCTGGAGATAAACTATAATGATGCCTTGTTGCTGTTGCTTCTCTAATATAAGAACCATCTGAATTATGGTTTGCAGAATCCTGCTTTCCTAAAAATCCAGTAATAACTTCTATATTTGATGCACTGAATAATTGTTCAACAGTTGTTTCAAAAAAGTTTTTATTAGCCTCAGTCTGTAGAACTTCAGGTAATTGTTTATAAATTTTAGCCATTAATAACCACTTCCGTTTGAACCAGAGCCGGACCCGCCACTGCTACTGGTTGTATTAGTTGTTGTACTTACATTTCCTGTATATGTGCCATGGAACATTGTTGAGCCCATAACTAAACCGTTAGGCATGTAAAAAGTTGTTCCGTAAAATACATGAGTATGACTTGTACCGTTTCCTGCATTATTTGAATTTGTTTCGTTTGAATACAAAGGATAATATCCGTTAATTGCATATGGACCTGTACTTGCTGATGCATTGTTTGTTGTATATACTGATCCTGATGTAGAACCTGACAATGTTGTTCTAGATATTTTATCTATAACTTCTATATCGGCAACTGTTGCCGTATTTAAGAACAATTCATCTGCCTCTGCCTTAACAGAGAACAAGTCTCCAAATTTACCTGTAGAATTTCTTGGTAATATAACTAAACTACCTAGCAATCCTGCTAGTTGAGAATGTACATAACTAGATAATTCTGTAAAATAAAATGTTTCGCCGAAGTCCCAGTTTGTTGCATCAAAGTATTGATTAAATGCTGTAATTACTTTGGACTTTAGTTCGTTATCACTTATACCTTCGTTCAATTTTACAATTCTAAATTTTGCTTGTAGTTCAGGACTCGCATCACTACCAAATATCTTTTTAAATTTACCACTTCTATATATTATAGTATCACTAGCACTCTTGAATTCTTCTAATTCAGCAAACTCAGTTGCTAATTCGTTTGAAGTCGGTGGTAGAGGATAAATTGTTCCTGGAACATTAATATATTTTTTAATATCTTCATAATAGTTTTTTGTTAGTACTAGCATTTCTACTACATTACTAATACTAGGGTCTATTCTTACATCTTTATTTGCAACATGTTCCCATTTAAATATCATAGGTGTTATTTCAGGAAGTAAACTGTTTTGTGTCATACCTCTTCCATTGTACACCGCACAATCTGTAGTTTCTACTGCGTTTACATGTTCTGAATTAGTACTACTTGGTGTCATTAGGTATATTTTATCTATATCAGCAACATATACTTTTAAGCCTGATGCATAACCATCAGTATTATTTAATTTGGATGTTACTATATTGTATGCGTCAACAACTAACCAATTAAGATCACTAAATGCTATATTGTTTGTATAAGTTTTAGGACTTATTGTAGCAGTTGTGCCTGAACCTATAATATCTACATCTATTTCTTCTCTAAGATCTAAAATTCCACCAGATGCTGGACGTTCGTATGTGTACCCATCATAGTCTAAATAGTTTTCTAAAAATACTAAATCTTCTTCCCCAACAAAATCTTTAAATTGCAATGGTTTATCAGGTACTAGGTCGTTATCTGTGTCAAAAGGTGCAACAATAACTTTTGAAGGATCAGTATATCCATCTGCTTCTTTGAACGTGTCAACAATATGCCAATCTATGTTTTCTGTAAGACGTTGTTTGTAATTTTCGTATCTTACTCTAATCTTATCTGTACTTGTAACAGCAGTAATGTCAGTTGCATAAAGATAATTGTTATCTTCTAAGTTTCCATATTGTAAAGTACCTGTTTTTGCTGATAAGTTTGCTTCAACTAGTTGAACATTGCCTCTATAATTGGTACCACTGCCTCCGTGTGCTATAGGTACTGTTGTACCTGCTGTACCGTAAGAATATACATCGCTGTTTGCGTTACTAAATCCATTTACCATAGTATTACCATGGTAAATTTCTACCTGTGATGTTGTAGGATTATATGCTTTATATGTAATATTACCACTACCGTCAAAAATGTTATAACCAAATGTGGCATTTGTAAAACTTACATTAATTTTACCCGGTATGCGACTTACTCTTCCCATGTTGTTTGCTACAGTCATGTTTTCACTTAACTCAGGCGATACACCATCATCAAAATATGTATTAAGTGTTACAGTCGCATCATTTACAAATAAATCTTTAGAAATTACGTTTGCTTTTGCAGAACCTTCGCCCCTTAATATACCAAAATTACTAATCCAATCAATTTCGATATCATACCAATTTGTGTCTCTAGATCTTAATGGTAATTCTAATTTATATTGATTAGGATCTGTAACGGTTCCTGTTTCTTCACTAAACCATTTATTACCTGTACTTCCTGTACCGTCTAGGTACCATCTAAATGTTTCTGAACTACCAGGTTGGTTATTAAATGTTGTGATAGATATCTTATCTGTATTTGCCTTGTTATCACTATCTAAAACTTTAATATTTTTAACATTGTAAAATTTAATATCTTCTTTACTATTAAAAACGTATTGCTCTCCACGAATAGTTACATTGTATCTGTAAGAATTTAAGTCTACTGCTTCGTATTCAAATAATATTAACCAACTAGCATCATCTGGAGTATTGTTTTTACTTCCTGCGTTACTTACATCAAATTTGCTAGTTTTATCAAGGTTTGCGTTCTCTATTACATACCATTGATCTGCTAAAAGGCCGTCTGTTATGTTTGTTGGTGCAAATCCTATACCAAATGTCTTTTTATTTTCCATTTGTGCTTGAACGTCTGGCAATTCTGAACCCTGTAGTTTTTTTCTTAGTGTTACAATAACTTCTGTTACTCTCCACCCTGTAGGAACAGAGGAACTAAGTGTCCATGGTCCTGTTGATGTACTAAGTCCGGAGGATAGTAATCCTGCATTTGATTCTTTAGTAATTCTTACCCATTTATACTCAGTCATATCACTTGGGTTTACTAATTTAAGGAAATTGTTTTCTTGGAACTGTTTAAATGATACAAATGTATTTGTTAATACCTTTTCTGTACCGGCCGCTCCTGCACTTGATGTTTCTGTAAAGTAACCTGTTGTTCCTGTTAGTTTTACAGGTAGAGGATTCCATTTAACACCTAAACTTTCTATATCAAAACTGTTAGTTTTGTATTTTTTCCATTTATCTCTGAAAGAGTCGTAAACATAGTTATTAAGATTTTGATTTTTAAAATACAGGGGTAAAATATTCTCTACAACATTATTTGCTGTATTATTTCCACTTATAACTGTACTTACATTGGTAGTTTTATCCATTTTGTAAAGGAAACCGTCATCTGCAAACAAATCTATGTTCTGTAATGTGCCTGTAGGATCATTAATATCTATATACCTACTATGACCAGCATGTGTTCTATTTACTGCTGATAATTTTTGTATGTTACTGCTTTTTGCAAAAGGAAAAACATTATAATCCTGAGAACTTATCATTCTGTTTTGAGTGAAATAAGTTTGTGGTGCTCTTTGCTTAATACTTTCTAATGATTCTGTCGGTAAACTATTGTTTACAGCATTTTGTAATGCCAATGTTATAGTCATTGTATAAGGGGAACCGTTTCTGTTTTCATACGGAACATTTATAGTAATATTTCTTGCATCGTCAGGTTGTAGTGAATAACTTACACCGTCACTGGTTCTATGCCATGTTCTGTAAATTCCGTTAGGCATATTACCAAAGTTTCCATCAGGGAACTTTAATCTTACACCATCGTTGTCTAAATTTTCTGTTGCATAAAGATTTCTTGTTCCAAATGCTTGACTATTATAGTTTAATGTTTGTCCTACTGTATTAGGTATTTTAATCCACTTACTAATTACAGCACCTGATGTATTAATTTCCTGTACCCAAACATCTGTTTCATTTATGTTTGAGGAAGTAAGATCTGCTACTCTATTTGGAATAGGTGTATTAAAATTAAAATCTGAAAATGATAATGTTCCTTGTTTGAACATCATAAAGAAACCACTGTTACTACTATCAAGTCCTTTACCGTCATTTCTATAAAACAATCCTAAATTGTTTAAAGGGTCTGGATGTCTTTCATAAAAATATTTTCCATTTAAAAAATCACCATCTACAATTTCAAAATTTCTACTTATGCCATTTACATTTAATGTATAGGGGAAGGTTTGTGAAGCACTAATTTGTTTTGTAATTCTATATAGTTCTGTAGTTATACCTCCAACTACCCCCTTCTTAATTGGCGAAGTGAATCTATTTGTATTACTAAATGCACTATTTAATATTGTAATAAACTGTTCATAAGACTCTGGATTGTTTACGTCATTCCAGAATACTTGTTTGTTAGATAAGTTAGCACCTAAACTATCTATTAAAGGTTCAGTTGTTTTTATAGACTTAATTTTGACTAATCCACTTGCCGCCGTATTTCTTCTTGGGTTATATCCCAACATCCTTGCAAGTTTAAAGACACTTTCTCTTCTTTCAGCAGTTTCTAAAAAGTTTTCTCTACTGTTAAGGTCCATTCTAAATGCTAATGCTTGAGAAAGGAATGCAAGTAATTCTATAATTGCAATAAACTCAGAACTTTCAATGTAATCGTTAAAGTTTTCTGGAAAATTAGTTCTTATGTAATTTACCATTGCAAGTCGCAATGTATCGAAATCGTATGATGTAAAGTCTACATTATTAAATGCCTTATAGGCAATTTTCCAATCTTCTGCGGCAAATAAGTTAGTTTGTCTTTGTGATAATGCCATTATTCAAAACCCTCTGATTCATTTATAAATTCTAAATATAACACGTCTTCTTCTGAACCCGGATTAAATTTTAAGGCAACGTCCGCTCTTATTGTATGGTCCATCATATATAATGTGATATCTTTAAGTGTTACTCTAGGATCAGTATCAATAATTCTTCTTATATCGTCTTTAATGTCTTCTTCTGTTACTGTATCTTCTGGTTCCATTAGTAAATCCCATATAATAGAGCCAAAGTTTGGTTTCATTAGTCGCTCACCTTTTTTAGTATAAAAATGGTTGAGTAGATCTCTTTTAACTAGATCTATATCGGTTAAAGTATATGGTGCTCTAACCTTATCTATCGTACTAAATCCTTTAAATATTGCCATACATGTATTTATCAAAAACATTATAACTAGTTTTAATTAATAGTTGACAATGGCAATTTTAGACTGTATAATATCAAGATGAAGAATATTATGTACATACATGGAGCAAATGCAGAGCCAGATAACTTTAATTACTATACTTTAAAGTTACCAGAACACAATTTCATACGTCCTTCCTATAATATGGAAGATGATCCATATGACTTAGTAGAATTGTTTAGAATGCGTAAACAAAGAGAATTCGGTAAAGAAAAAGTAATTTTAGTGGGACATAGTTTCGGAGGATTACTAGCAAGTTGGTATGCAAGTGTTTATCCTAAAAATGTAGAACATTTAGTTACAATAGCGGCTCCTTGGGAAGGTACTCCAGTTGCTAGAATACTTGCAATGATATTTAGAAATAAAAAAGTATTTGAAAATACTAGGCCTGGGGCAGAAGTTTTAGGACTATTACAAGAAAAGTCTTACAATGGCTTACATACAAATATAGTATGTACCAGTGGTTCTAATCCATTAGCAGGATTAGGCGGAAAGGCAAACGACGGAATGATATCAGTGGATAGTCAACTTAATACTCCACCTAAATTTAAAAACACTGAAAACATCACTATAGAAGCAGGACATAGCGGAGTTTTGTTAAATAATAGTGTTACAGATTTTTTGCAAACCTTAATCGAGAAATAACATGTCTGATACAAAAACACTTAATAATACTTTAGAAGAAGAACTAAGAATTATGTTGGTTGAGAAAAACAACGAAAATCATAGTTTGAGAGCTCATATTGAATTGCTAGAAAAAGCAGTTGCTGACGAGCAAGAGCAAAAGTATAGATTATTAGTTGAGAATGCAGACCTTAAAAAAGAACTAAAAAATAGTTAACCTTTAGGGTCGTATATAGCCGTAGGGTCGTCTTTCTTTACTGGCTTTCCTTCTAAATATTGTTCTCCAGTACTTGGATCAATACCTTTATTTGTTAATTCTTCTATTGCGGCCTTCTTGGCTTCCTTTAATTCTGTTGTAAGTTGTGGCCATGACAATAAAGCACCCTCTCCAGGTTTGTAATCAAAGTTTACCCAGTCTGGTGTAGTGAATAATTCTGCTTCAAAAAGTCTTCTATCTACATAATCCTGTTTAACTACAGCACTTGCATTAGGCGATAAAGCACCAGATCTCCATTTCATTATCATTTCTGGTACTCTGTGATAGTTCTCTTGGTTTAATTGTCTTAATACAGAACTTCCTGCAAAGTTTACAGGTCCAATATGATTTACAAAACTTACAAGAGCAACAAATTGAAAGTCGCTAATAGGAACTTTTACAAGAGCATGAATACTGTTTTCTGATTCTTTCGATAAAGACATTGCTGTAAGATTTATTCCTATAGGGCCTATGCCATTGTTAAAATCTATAACCTTATTTCCCTGATCGTCTACAAGTATAATAGACGGTCCATCTATAATTGGTGTAATTCCTTTTTCTTTTAATCCAGCAACAATGTTTACAAATAAGTCTCTGTTTGTAATACCGTCTCCGCTACCACTTTCTCCTACTGCCGCACCGGGTGTACTTTTAATTAAATCATTTAAAGAACCCAAAGTAAATTCGTTTTGTAAAGAATTTGCAAGATTAGAAAAGTCTGCCATTGAACCACCTACTAATCCTGCAGATGCATAGATGTCGTTGATTGTAGCATTGGCTAAAGCATTCATTTGTGCCGGTAAAGCCTTTACATCATCTACTAAAGTTTCTAAATTATTAATATCTAATTGCACTTGTTTGATCATTGCCTGTGCTTCTTTTAATATTTTAGAAGGCCCAATAACTTTATCACCAAATGCATTGGTCATCATTACTCTTATTGGAGGCAATACTTTAAGTAATAATGTTTGTACATCCATATAACTTTGTATTTCTTCTATCTTCTTAAATACTGGATTACTGAAATTACTAATTTTGTCTTTTATAGGCCCAAGTAAACTATTTCCAATACCCTTTAATTTACCTAGTAATTTTTTTCTTTCTGCGGCTACCCTTGCACCTGAAACGGCACCAACTGCCTCAGAAAATGCTTTGGAAGTTTCTTCTACTTTTTTCGTTTTTGCATCGAGACCGTCACTAAAACTTTGTACAGGTGTTGGATTATGTCCTTTCTTTTCTGTCATCTTAACCTCCCAAATATCCGTCTGGTGAATCAGCATCGTTAGGACCTAATTCATCATCATAATCTTCTTCTGTCATAGAAGACTGTTGGTGTGCCATTGCATCTGATTTAAAATGATTTAAATAAGGTTCTGCAGTAGGCATGGTTGTTACTATAGATTTAACAGTAGAACCTTTTTCCCTACCTGACGCATTTTCTGTTGTAGTATCTGGCATTAAATCATCGGAATCTCCAAAATCAGGAGTTTTACTAGACCAGTCGTCATGTTTGTTTGTTGATATTGCACTACCTGATAAGGCTGGTAATGCCGGCATACCTGGTATGCCTCCAGGAGAATTTAGTAAGACTGGAAGTCCTGCTAAACTAATAGGTGCTGTACTAGTTAAATTTATCCCTAATGAAGAATTTAAATGGATACCACCTAATGCAGACATCATTTTAATTCCACCTGCACCTGCAAATATATCTACGCCAGTTGTTCCACCTGTAATCGCTGATCTACCTGCGGCACTTATATCTATATCTCCTCCTACTGATGTAAGTTGGGCACTCTGTCCAGAGTATATAGATGTTTGTGCAACACTTTCAAATCTTAAGTTACCACCATACCCTAATGATGGAAGTCCGGGAATAGGCTGTAAGCCAACATACTGGTCACCATCACCAGTTGCTGTATCTCCTGCGGCTTTAATATTGACATCACCACCGGCTTCTATATTTACATTTCTATCTGCTCTTAAATTAAAATTTCCTTTAGAGCGAATATCTACTGACCCTTCTCCAAATATTGTTATCCCGCCTGCTTGATCTAATTCCATCCAGGCTTTACCGCTCTTGTTAATGAAGTAAATTATTCCTTCATTATCATCTAGTAGAATTTGATTACCACCACCTGTTCTCAATCTTATATTTTTGCTGGCACCGTTTTGATCACCGTCGTCCATTACAAATTGATGTCCTGCACCTCTGTTGCCAGGCAATGCCGGACCGTCTCCTGTGGGTGGTTTTATATTACCCGGTGTTAATATTCCAAACACACTACTAGGAGATTCTCTTCTAGATGTACTTGAGGATGCTCCTCTAACGTTGTCGCCCAGTAATCCTTGCTCGTAAATAGGTCTTGCATAATCTAAGTGTGCCGGCCTTAATACATCTGTTCCTTTACCAGGATTTTCATTATCAAATTTGTTCTTTTCACTTACTGGTAATTTATACCCTAGTTTAGAGTAGTTAAAGGGAGATCCTGCCACACCCGGCACCATAAATGCACGATCTTCAGGAAATAAACAACTTACTATAACTCCGTATTTTAAATTTCCTTGCCCAAATGCTACTACAACCTGCGTTCCTGCATCAGGCGGAACCATCCACATACCATATGATTTTCCAGACCCCCTGTGGTCATCTTTCATATTTACATTTTCATTTGCATAGTTTGTACCACCTGCAAATGGAGAGGTCCAGATACAATTAAATGTTGCCATTTCTCTATCGTTTGAGCCTTTAGGATTTTTTCTTCTTTTATGTAGTGCTGGAATATATACTTTAAGCCTACCGTTCATATCTGGGTCTTGTGCAGATACGACTTCACCGAAATAAATTCCGTCTGTTACATGTTGTTCTCTTGTATATCTGTGTGCCATTTTACTTTACTCTGTTGGTGTTCCTGAGCGTTGTTCTTCTTGTTTCTTATAGTATTCTGCTCTACTTTCGTTCCAGGCCTTTTGTGCTTTATAATTTTCAAAATCTTCTAAATTCTGTGTTCCGGTTCTTTTAATTGTTTCTATTTTAGAAAATTCATATAATTTGTTCTGTGCCATATTTAACTCTTGTGTAAACAATCCTCCGCTGAAATTGGATGTACATCTATACACCAGATAAACTCCACTTAGTGTATAATTTATACTGCCATAATCAAATAAACCGGTATTGTTATCTTCGTCATCTAAATCAAAATCTAGTTTTCTAGGTGCTTCCATTACAAAGAAAATATCTTGTGTCTTTTTTGTAAAATCAGGCTGACCGTCGCTTTCTTTACGGACGTCATAAAACACATCGTTGCCTAACCAATAAGGGTCTCCCCTAACAGATAGATCCATCATTTGTGTAGACGCCGCATTTGTATATTGTCTCATTAAATGACTCATTGTTGTTGACCTAATGGAGTTTCTTTCTTCCGGTGCAGATTCAACAATATTAGATACTTCTACTGTATCTAATTTAGGCTTAACTATATTTTGAAATTCTTCTCCAAGTTGCTCATTGTCAAGTGACTTGTAAAATTCCGCCGCCATGTCATTTCCTTCCAGTCCCATAACTAATGCAGAAGCATATATGTAAGGAGACACTACAGTTAAATCATTACTTAAATCGGTCAATAACTCTGTAGTTTCTGTTGGTACCGGGTCTTCACTATTTTCTGTGGTTCTAGTGTAACCAGATAATATTGCATCTCCTACGTCATCCATAGCCAAACCACTCGCAAATTCTTTTAGGTATTCTTGGTCTTCTATATTTGTTGTTCCCCTTACACTTCCAAATTCATTTACATAATTTTTTTCTTGCACTAATCTAGAAATGTCTTCTGAAGAGTATCCGGCGAATTCTGCAAATTTTTCAAATTCTACATCACTAAGTCCTTTGAGAGTCTCAAAAATTCCACCTGCTTTTTTATCTTTACTTAAGATATCGTTTACACCTTCACTATCATTTGTATTTTGTGCATTTTCTTCTTCTTTTAATGCAGATGCTGTGGCTACACCAGACTGTTGAGCATAGTCTCCAAATCCAAATGCTGGTATATTTAATGCATAAGCCTCATCAAATGTTAAGGACAAATCCAATATTTGCGTGTTAAGTCCTGTATAACTATAGTAGTATTCTTTTTGTATGGACATTGAGTCTAACAGAGTTGAAATTTCTTTTAATGTTGGATTTTTAATTTTTTCATATTCTTCTTCAAATATAATCATGTTTGGATTACTAGTATAAGACAACACTGGTCTTACATGAAAGTATTCATCGTAAGAACCCTTTTTTTCGTCCCAACTTTGTTCTGAAAAATCTACAAAGTGATCTGTATCTAATGTAAGCCATCTTGAATATGCACTATCAACAGTTTTAATGTCTTTCTCATTGTAACCTCCAGGTTTAATTCTAATTGCTTTATTAACAAAATCTTCACTGAGGGATAAAACTAAATATATACAATCTTTGATATGAGTACCAGCGGGAATGTTAATTGAAATTAAAGGATCTGAATAAACGGCTTTACCATTAATAGTTTTTTCTACTTCTTCAGTAATTGATATATCTCCCCTAGCACCATTAACATTGATGCTGTCGTTTATTGATCTACTAACATCATATTCAACAATTACCGGTCCACCAGCGGCGTCGTCTTCAACTGACTGCTGATCTGTTTGGGTTTGCCAATTCAACACTTTTTCACCAGTGTCAGTTAATTTTGTAATTGAACCTGATTTTGCGAATGTTTCTAATAAACTATAATCCTTTAATAATGCATCAGAAATCGTATCTGGTGTCATTTTAATAGGATCACCTTCTTTACAAGCAAAATTTGATATAAACCCGTCTAAAAATAATTTAAACTCTTCGTTCGTCTTTTTATCTACCGGGTCGTCTAAATCTTCAAAATCTTTATTAAAGGCATATTCCAATCCATACCATTCTTCGGCTGGTGTTGTAGCATCAGTACCAGTGTCAGTGACTTCATCTCCTGAAGCACCGGCATCAGGATCTTGTGAATTATCCGGTGTTGTATCAGAAGTACTACCTGGTTGTACTGGATGTAGCCCACCTAACAGTTCTGATAGGGTTCTGCCTTTTATAGTGTGAGCAGTCTTTAAATGTAATCTATCTCTACCGCCTGTTTTCTGTCTATATGCACTAACATTATAAGTGGCTCCTTCTGCACTTATTTCCATATCATATGTTACACCGCCTAATTCAAAATACATTTCTGTAGGAACTTTGGATGCATCTCCGTCTGCATCTGAAGGAAATCCAAGAGGTATTCTTTCAGGCTTGCCATCTACTTCAGAATCAATTGGAACACCGTCATGTGCAGATGCATCTGGATATCCAGCAAATTCCAATTGTAAAAATATTCCAGGTAATGTTGATATTGGTTTATTATATCCGCAATATCGCTTTGCTTCTGCTATTCTATCTAAAAGAGATATGGAACCGGGTTCTGTAAGTTTAAAGTCTACTTTTAATGGTATAACATCACTGTCTAGACCATTAAATGTTTGTATAGTAACGTCGTCTATTCCTATATCAGTAGTTCCTGTTTGTGCTATAATTACATAATCTTGAGGGTTAGGTTTTGTAAGTGTCCTGTGTTTTACAAATGTGCTTTCTTTAGGTGTATCTTCTCTTGCTTCGTCGGAGTCACCTGAATCTTTACCTGCACCATCCTTTGGTCCAGTCTGTTGTTGGTATTCGGCTAATTTATTTCTTTTTAACATATACAAGGTAAAAACATACTGTGGAGTATAGTAGCCGTCTAATATGTTTCCTCGTACTTTATTTCTTAAAAATTTAGAGTACACATTCTTTTGATCATTTATAGTTTCATTATTTTGTTTGTCGTCCTTGTGATTGTCCAATTCTGCTAAACCGGCCATGGCTCTAAAATGATTCAAATCGTCTAATTCATCTTGATTAAACTCATCAGTTGTTCTATTACTGTAACTTTCTATTCGCTTTTCAATGTCTTCAAAAGTCGGACTGCCTCCTTCGTAAAGGTCAAACTGATCAAAAAATCTTTTACCCCAATGTGTTTTGATTCTATATTCACTATTTGGAACGTCACTTTTATAAATGCCGTAATCTTTGTCGCCTGCTTGATTTTCGTTTACTGAAGACATATATTACCTCGAAAATATATCTTTAATGGAATCCGATGAAGGTAGTTTAATTTTAGTTCCTGCTTTAAAGTCTCTGATTGGGTCTTTTAATTTGTCTAAATTTCTCATAGAAAATACCCACCATAACCTGGATGATTCATATAATTTGTATGCAAGTAAATCTGGTCTTTGATCGAACTCTTGTGTGATTACAAAATCTTCATCGTAAATTGATGTGGGGATATTAGGAATAGTATTTACATCTAAAAACTTGTTTCCTATTAATTGGCTTGTTGTTATAAAGGACTGTTTATTATATCTAGCCATTAAACGAATCCTCCTTTATATCCCTTTCCAGATCTTAAATCATCTAAGTCAAATTTCTTTCTTAATTTTTTAGGTGTATAGTTAGGTGTTAAGTTCACCATAACGTTCATTCTTGTAGGTACATAAGTTGTTTCTGTTCCTTCACCACCGCCAACATTTGTAACAACCGGAACATAATCACAATCTTCAGGTAACTGTATAGAATAGTCGTTTATAATAACTGGTACTTTGTTAAAGCCGTGTTCTCCCAAATATTCAAATATTAATGTAGGAGGAGGTGTACCATAAGTTTGTTGAACAACCGACTTCTCACCGAAATAACTCTTTGTTGCTGTCTTTAAAAAATGCATCATTGCTAATAAGTAATGGCCATCAAACATGTCGTTAGCATAAAAATCTGCCTGTACAGGCAGTGAAGGAGGAGTACTATTCATATATGTGTATATAGGATAGTTAGAACCATGTAGTTGTTGTGCATTATAGTTTGCAACACCTGATAAAAATATCTGTGGTGTAACTTGCCAAACCAAACCACCTGTTGCTTTAAGTGGTGCTAGTAAAGAACTTTTAGAATCTCCGTCCTCGCCAGCCATACCGTATATTTGATTCATTCCACCATTTTTAGGACGAAGTCTTGCTCTCCAATCAAAGTTTGAAATGTCACCATTTGTTTCTGAGCCACTATCATTTATTTGTATTTGTCCAGAGGCTGAGGTTGCCGCCGCTAATTCCTGTGCTTTTTTAATTCTTTCTTCTACATGAATTTTACTAGTTCCGGTATCGTAAGGACCGAACCCTTCTTTACCCATTAAATTCCAAAATATAGATTGTACCCTAGGGTCTAACCCTGATACTTTTTCACTAATTTTGTTATTTAAAAAACTGTTTACACTCTTTTGAAAGAACGACATATTAATCTCCTGTGTATATATTTATCACATTCATTAAAACTATTGTTAATTAATAAAAGTGGCTAAATATACATTGACAATACGCAATAGTTGTGTATAATACTAACAATATAAATGAATTATAATTTTGAGGAGAGTTAATGGCACAGCCTAAAAAAGTAAATTATCTTAATAATAAAGATATTCTAAAAGAAATCCATAAAAGTAAAATGACATACTGTTATGTTACAGATGAAATGTATGCAAAGTATGATGTTATTTTGCAAGATGTGAATAAAATTAATAGAAACAGTATTAAATTAGCAAGAGAAAATCGTGCTTCTTTAATGCAGTCAATTGGTTACCAAGCCGCAATGGCTGATCATGATCCTAAGGATTATAAAAATAAACCAAAACAGAAAGAGTTTGCAGTTGACCCAAAAAGCATTCCACAGGAAGAATTAGTATTCCGTGTAATGACCATGGAGCATATTCCAGATGAACCAGGAAGGAAAAGAATTCCTAAAAATGAAGCAGAAACTAAAGCAAAGGTAAACTTTCCTTCTTTTAAACATTATGCTTATGTAAATGGTGAAGTAACTGAAGTTGCAAGAAGTCACTGGCAGGGAAGTTTAAGCAATGGTCACTTTAGTGTTGATCATGGTAAGATCACTAATAAGTTAGGTACAATGTTTTTAAAACTAGTTGAAAGGTATAGTCACAGAGCAAACTGGAGAGGCTACACTTATGTAGACGAAATGCGTGGACAAGCATTGGTTCAACTTAGCCAAATAGGCCTACAATTTAATGAAGCAAAATCTGATAACCCGTTTGCATATTATACTGCCGCAGTAAATAATAGTTTTACTAGAATTTTAAATTTAGAAAAACGAAATCAAATGATTAGAGATGACATCCTTATAGAACAAGGACACCTACCTAGTTATGGCAGACAGATTGCTCATGAAGAAGAAATGAGACAGATAAGAGAAGCGGCAGAAACATCTGCACAAAGTGATATAAACGATTAATTATGGCCCAACTGTTTAAGACAGCGGCCTGCTTTACGGATATACATTACGGATTAAAGCAAAACAGTCGCTTACATTTAGAAGACTGCCACAGGTATGTGGACTGGTTTATAGCAGAAGCAAAAGCCAGAAATGCAGAAACTTGTATATTTCTAGGTGACTGGAGTCACCATAGAGCAAGTATAAGTGTTGCAACAATGAATGCATCTATTAAAGATCTTAAAAAACTTAATGATGCATTTGAAACTGTTTACTTTATAACTGGTAATCACGATCTTTATTACAAAGATAAACGAGATATGAATAGCATAGAATATGCTCGTGACCTATCAAATTTTGTAATGGTTGACGACATGTTTGAACAAGACGATGTTGCAATTATTCCATGGCTTGTTGGAGATGATTATAAAACAGTTTCTAAAATGCAATGCAAATATATGTTTGGGCATTTTGAATTACCCTACTTTAAAATGAATGCAATGGTAGAAATGCCTGATCACGGTGGCATTAATGATAAAATGCTAAGTGGGCCTGAATATGTGTTTAGTGGACATTTCCATAAACGACAATATAAAAATAATATACATTATATAGGAAATGCATTTCCACATAATTACGCAGATGTTAGAGATGACGAACGTGGTGCTATGTTCTTAACATGGGGAGAAGAACCACAATATGTTAATTGGACAGAATGTCCAAAATACAGAGTATTTTCTTTAAAAGAATTATTAGATGATCACCAAAACTTATTGGATGAATACACTTATGCTAGAGTAAAACTTGATATTAGCATCAGTTACGAAGAAGCAAACTTTATTAGAGAGAAGTTTGCAGAACAATATAATGTAAGAGAACTTCAACTTATTCCTGTAAAAGAAGAGGAAGAGTTTGAAGGAGGAGAAGTACTGTTTGAAAGTGTAAATCAAATTGTACTTGCACAATTAGACACAATAGAATCAAATACAGTCAACAAAGAAACGTTGGTTGATATTTATAACAGCATAGACACCGAATAATGTTAAAAATAAAAAACGTATCAGCAAAGAATTTTATGAGTGTTGGCAACAACACACAGGCAGTTAATTTTGATAACTGTCAACTTACTCTTGTACTAGGTCACAAC